CTTCTCGAGGTGATTCGCAACTCAAGGACTCGCAAGGATTTGTGGGTGCGGTTTCGCCCCGTCCTTCGCCCAGACAACGAGATTGAAATCGATGGGCGACGCATGTCCTCGCTTCACATTGTTCACAAGACGGACGCACTCGCGCAGATCGCGGCTGCGATTGGTCCGCACATTCATGTGCGTGCCGTTCCATCTGCCGTCCATTTGGGGTCACTTGTTCTGCGGATCGAATACTGGCCACCTGCCAAGCGAGTGATCCACAACCCAGAGGACGAGTACGCTGACTTGCCCCCGCTTGATGGGCATGATTACTGAAAACGAATTCATCACAATCATCAATCATCCAGAAGCCCCGACACACATACGATCATACTAACACTCTGATCTCTCGTTTGTCTGGGACTGTGCTCAACTGTGACCTAGCACCCTCACACCCTTCCGGACGAAGATGACGTCTGTGCCCGCCCCCCGCAAGAAGCCGCAGTGGCTTCTGGATGAGGAGGCATCTGATCCCACGCTGGCGGGAAAGCTGGAGGTAGCCCGCGCGGAGGCCGCGAAGCTCGCGGCAGAGAAGTCTGCGCGCGAGGCGGAGACGAAGGCGCAGTGTGTGGCGTGGCACGCGTCCCGCCCCGAGTGGACTATGCAGATGGTCGAGATCGCCCCCGGAGTGCGGGGAAGCGAGCGCGAGTGGGAAGTGCCTCCGAAGGTGGGTCTTCGCCGTGTGCGCAACAACGCAAAGTGCCCGTACTGCGGCAAGTAAAAAACAAAAACACAAAAAACAATCCTTTTTCAATTTCTGGAAAACGAAGTCGTGCTCATCAGCAAGAAACTCAAAGTGCGAAGATGGCTCTCCCTACTCTCTACGCAAAGTCCAAGACTGGCAAGGATCAGGTCTGGAATATCGAAGTGATTGGTAACGTGATTCGCACCTCCTACGGCTACAAGGATGGTGCGATCACGGTCAACGAGAAGACCGTTGACAAGGGCAAGAATATCGGAAAGAAGAACGAGACAACTCCGGAGCAGCAAGCGACATCCGATGCTCGGTCTCTGTGGGATAAGAAGAAGACCAGTGGATATGCCGAGTCCATGGAAGCATCCGTTGTTCCGCAGATGGGCAAGCAGGAAATGGAACAGCATGGCAAGATTCTGCCCATGCTTGCCCACGAGCACGGTAAGCGCGGTAAGGATATCGTGTTCCCCTGCTTTGTCCAAGCCAAGTTGGATGGCGTGCGCTGTATCTACAACAATGGTGTGCTGACGAGCCGCATGGGGAAGGAGTTCACGGCCCTTGACCACATTACGGGCGCGCTGGCGGGGTGTAAGCTTGTTCTGGATGGCGAGCTATACTCAGACACGCTGACCTTCCAGCAGTTCGTTGGACTTGTTCGCAAGACCAAGCACAACGAGGCAGAGAAGAAACTTCTGGTTCAGGTGAAATACTGGATCTATGACTGTGTGAACAGCCAACCCTTCGAGGGACGGCTGGAAACCCTGCGGCAGTTCTTCTCGACGAGGCACGATGACATTGTCAAGCTTCTGCCCACAGAGGAAGCAAAGACTAAGGAGGATCTCAAGAGATTCCACGACAAGTATGTGGCAGAGGGCGCAGAGGGGTTGATTATCCGCAACAAGGCGGGGCTATACCAGCTAGCAGCTCGGTCTGCGGATCTCCAGAAGTATAAGGAGTTCAAAGACGATGAGTTCGAAGTTACCGGGTTCACAGAGGGAGAAGGGTTAGATAAGGGACTCGTGATCTGGATCTGTAAAACAAAAGAAGGGCGCACATTCAATGTTCGTCCGCGCGGAACTCACGCAGAGCGCGCAGAGTTCTTCAAGAATGGGCAGACATATGTTGGAAAAATGCTGACTGTGCGGTTTCAGGAATTGACTGGCGATGGCATTCCTCGATTCCCAGTTGGCATTGCGTTTCGCGACTACGAGTGAGGCAGCATCTCCTTCGTAAGGGTGACAAGTTCAGAGTAATCCGCGATGCGAAGACCCGCAATATGACCCACAATCCGATCAAAGATAGGGCCATGCTGAATGTCTCCGCGCGTGTGAAGCGCTAGAGTATCAAACATTTTTCCAAGTGTCATCTCTTCGCCGGTTGATGCCCTGTACATGACGGGATAGATGTAGGAGACCATATCGTAAGGAACAACTGCCGCAATGATCTCGTTCACGGTGGTAAGAGGGATAACAATATCGCGGGCCTCCATGGTTACTCCTACTTACCCAGTGGGACTAAAATCCATTTTCAAAAACGGATCTATGCGCACCACACTGAACAGCAGCATCCCGGACAAAATGAACTTCGATAACGCAATCATCGACACCGTCGCTCTCCACCCTGGATTTGATGGACGCTATCTCCAGGTCGAGAACACACCGAACAACGAGCGCTGCTGGCGCGTTGTCTTCACAGATCTTGAGCGGAAAAATGGTCCAACTGGGCTTGAGATCGAGGTTATCCTCCGCAACAATGGCATTGTGATGTCAGTCATGCAAACGGATAACATGACGCGCAGCGAGGTTGCGGTGTTCATGGATGACTTTGCGGATAATCTGAATCTCACACCCGAGTAAGCTTATCTGCGACCACCTTCTCCAGCGCAACCTTCTCAACAACATAGTTTTTACATTCATGGACTTCGGGAGTCCGACACTTGACACAAAACATGGCGGGGCATTGGCACGTAAAGATCAGGTGCGTCCGCTTCTTACAGTGAGAGCACTTGGTCAGCGGCATGGTGCTCTTCCTTACCTGCCCGACATACTTTTCGTTTCCTAGAAGCAAGGTGAATGCCTAAGGTGATTCGGTATACAACTCATGTCGATGCCGGTATCCGGTATCCACAAGAGGAGTTCGCAGAGTTAATTCAAATTTATTTGGCTGATCCCGAAGGATGGGAAGCCCATGGTTACAAGTTTGTCTTTACTCCGAAGAACCCGGATGTTCTTGTTCGTCTTGTAGCGCCGAAGGATGTTGTGAAGATCTGCGGACTTCCTAATAATCTATCGTGCGCAACCATGAATGGTCACAACATCTATCTGAACTCGAACCGATGGCTACAGGGTGCGCCCGCAAGCAAACTACCTTTAGCCAGCTATCGTCAGTATATGGTTTCGCATGAGATGGGGCACATCCTTGGGCACGACCATGAAAAGTGTCCAGGACGCGGACAACCTGCGCCGATTATGCTCCAGCAGACCCTTGGTCTGAAGGGCTGTGCGCCGAGCACGCGGGTTTAATCAAGGCGGTATCTGCCATTATTTGCTCGGTACAGCGCAAAGTCAATCTGCTTCTCGTCGATTTGAAGGATATGTAAACCATGTTTTTCAGCTCTACGTTTCACCATATCTTCCGCATTATGGGATGCGTTCATGTTTTCTTCGAACTCAGGAAGGCCTCCGGGATGACACCATACATTTCTCATATTGGTATAGGTGGCAATACCGAACCAATCATCGAAGCCAACAATAGATGTTCGTCTCCTTCGCGTAACATATCCGTGTTTGCCGCCTTCGATTAACTGACTAAGATATCCAGGCGCAAAGTTTGCCAACAGATCAGACCGAAATCGTATAACAATATCATCCGGTGCGCACTGAGCAACCTTGAAGATGTTCTCTACTCCGACGAACATCTTAAAGGTCCTACAATTGAACCCATTCGCTGAATTTGGATAGGGGCGTGCTTCAAATGTTTTGGCCTTTGACCTAAAGATTGGCTCTGGATTCACAATCAGTACATCAACTTCAGCACGGAGAGTGTCAAGTGACTCGCTTGTTTCCCACGTGCTGAACCAGATTTTACAAGGTGGGAGTTGCGCTTTGAGTGTCCGAAGACATACCATAACATCATTCAACGAAGGTCGAATCGGCCCAGAGATAAATACGTGAAGCATTATTTATAATTGGTGAAAGGAAGCGACACTAGTTGCTGTAGGCCAGGCCACCCATGCCACTCATGACGCGGAAGATGTTGTAGTTCACGGCATACATACGGAAGAGGTAAGGAAAGTTCTTCGAAGGGAACAGTCCGTCGGCAAGGGTCTGACTATTTACACCAACTGTGCCCGTCGTGATCGAATCAAACACCAAGGTCGCCGTGTCGATACGCGAGAAGTTACACGAACCAGACGGCTGGTGCTCCTCGGGGGCAAGCGAGAACGAGTACACGTTGATCGGGTTAACCCTGACTAACGCCGTGTTCTCCGGAGCACCATCTGCCAGTACCTGCGAACCCGTGATCTGATTGAAACCACCACCCGAGTGGTGCTGGTAAGGCTGAACCTTCCAGAAGTAGTCGCCATAGCGCTCATCGAAGCGGTCCTGTCCGTTGAGCTGCAGACGGCAGCGGTTGGCGATATCGTCATACGAGAACGGCTGCGTGTAGGTGAGGGCAGCACCCGTGCTGGTTGCGGGGAGCGAGCAGTCGAGCTTGCGAGCATCCTGGTAGACCCACACGAGCTCCTTGACCGGGTGGTTCAGCGTCAGGTCCAGGCGAACCGTCTGCGAGGTCACGGACTGCTGAAGACCAAACTGAAGCTGATCAATCAGATACTCGTGCGACTGCTGGGCAAACCGACGGCGCTCATCTGTGTCGAGGTAGATGTAGTCGATGTAGACCGCCGCATCCTTGAGCTTAGGCAGGAACTGAGCAGCCTGCGCAACACCACCGGGCCACACGTTTGATGGGGTGCTATCGTACTGCGAAGACACCAGATCCGTAGCCTGACGGAAGATGAAGTTCAGGCGTACCTCATGGTACTGGAGGGCGATGAGCGGCAGCGCCAGACCCGGGTTACGGCAGAACCAAAAAGACAGCGGAACATACATGACAATCGGGCGTCCCTGGCACGATGCGGGGGTGCTAGCGGCGAGCTCAGCGGAGCTGCCAATCATCTGATCAAGACGAACAGACTGATCGAAGTTCGAGGTCAGGGACTCCCACAGATACATCCACTCACCGTAGTGGCGATCCATGACCTGTCCACCAATCTCAATCTCCACCTGCTGGATGAGGAGGTAACCGAGACGGCGACGACCACCTGCCGTCCACAGGACGTCGCGGCCGTTGGGGGAGTTGACAGACGTCGCAGATCCGTTGGCAGATGCGCGCGTATCAGGCAGCGTCACCTCGAGGTAGGTGCGGAACATCAGGTCAGCATTCCGGTTCACGACGACCACCGAGCGCTGTCCATATGCCGGCGCACCAGTGAAGTTGACACGCATCGCCTCCATAGCAAAATTTGTATGACGCTTGTAGAGCACCTTCCAGAAGGTGATGTGGGGATTTCCAGTGATGTAGGCATCCTGTGCGCCGTAGGCAACAAGCTGAAGAAGACCACCGCCCATTGTGTTTATCTTTTGCGAGGATATATTCTTGTCGCTTCTGAACAATGAGAGGCGGTGAGTATAAGACACAAGGAGCAGACACGTGCGTTTATATCCCGAGTATCCCCTGTGCCAACAAAGGCACGGTTATACGGGAGTCACCTGCCGGAACAGAATTTGTCTCCCGCATCACTCACGATGCGTACGAAGTTAAGGTTCAGAAGGCTGTGCTTAAGGCACTGGATGAAATTGCAGCCACCGGCGTTAGTATATCGCAATTCTTCAATCTGGCTGACGGAGCCTGTGCTCCCAAGTTCAAGCCGGAAGACAAGCGCGAGAGATGTACGATCCCTATCCTCCAAGGCGATCAGAAGAAATTAACGAACTTGGTCACTGCCAAACAGGGGGACACGCTCCTTCGAAGCATAACTGCCAAGTCCAAACCGGATGCGCTGATCAAGACATCCTTGAAGGGGCTGATGCTTGCGATGGTAAAGATGAATGCCAAGGGCGTAACGCATAGCGATTCGCATTTCGGCAATCTTGCCTGGATGGGCGACCAGCTTGTCATTTTTGACTGGGGTCGTGGAAATGTAACTCCGGAATCATTCAAGAAATGGCTGATGTCTTATCTCAAATGGGAGAAGTATGAACAGGAGCACTGGAAGACGTACAGTCAGCACACGTTACAGTTCGCACTCCTCGATGCATTCGCTAAACAACTGAAGGGTAAAAAGAGCAAACCACTCTTTGCAACGGTCATGACCGTATGGGATACACTCGGACTCCTAGGACCAGCCCGTGCAGCTGGAGTTGTATCTGAAGAAAAAGCTAAGGCGTTTGCGGATGAGATCTTCAAGTCGATAAGGGAGAAACCCGATGAGCTTCTGACCGGTAAGCTTATAACCATGATTCCGACCCTCTTCGGAGACCCGCCAGCCATCCACCCTATCGTAGCTGAAAAACCCATGCCTCCCGCAGAGGCACAAGCCGTGAGCCGCATTATCCCGCAGGTGAACAACCCCGAATCATCAGTCAAGCCTCCTGCGCCTGTGGCAGCTGCGCCTGCGGTAGACAGGAGACTCGAAGATATGAAGGATGCGTGCCGGAAGCTTCTTGCGCCCGCAGGAGGAACTAGACGTCGGCGGCGGCAACGACGGAAGACCCAAGGGCGGTAAGGGCTTCTTGACATGCCTGTTGTTCTGCCTTCTTGCGAGTTGTCCCCACTCCAAGTCCGTAGACCTTGCCCTCCACCATGACTGCTACAGCAATCTCATTCTTCTTCGGGTCATTCGACCTCATTTCATACACCGGCGTACACTTGAACTCTCGCTGGCAGTGTTTCTGAAAGATGTCCTTGAAATTAGTCGTCGAAGCCACAATCTCGTCCACATCAAGATATGCCTCCATCACGGTGGTTACAAATGCATAGACAATGGCAAATCGGTTGCCACAGTCTGTCCACAAAGCACCGAGAAAGGCTTCAAAGATATCGCCCAACTTTTTTGTATTGGTTCGTCCAGCAATCGCAACGGAGTCTTCGTTGTGACGGGAAATCACGTAGAAGCGGTTCAACCCTAAATTCTTGGACAACCCTCCGATACGATCGTTGTTCACGAGCTCTTTACGAGCATCGGTCAAGAACCCCTGCTTTTTCTCAGGATACTTCTTCCGTAGATAGGTTGCGATACATGCGCCAAGGACCGCATCTCCTTCGAATTCCAGGCATTCATAGCTCTCATCTTGGAGTGGCATAACTCCAGATGGACAGGGTGCGAGGGTTGCGGGTTCACCATCAGGGGTGGTGTATTCGGTGCGACGAACATAGGTCGTATGAACCATAGCAGTCTGGAAAACCTTGCGTCCTGAGATCCGATAGTGAGGAAGTCCATGGCGGCGTAGAATGCGATGGATGTCATCTTCGGTAAATGTTCTATTTGCCGGGTTATACGGCGAATACATACTGGACATAGCCCTCTCCGCTCTTTTATTCGTTTTCAAACAACAATGGGGCAGTGCCGTCAGTCGTCCTTCGCATATAACGTTATCCGGACTCCTGAGACCGCACCGCCGCTCGAAACGTGTATTGTGGATGTGACCGCATGTCGCTACCAAACCCCGACTCAGAAGGATATGGCAGTCTGTTTCGTGTTCTTCAATCCTGCGCGGTCAAAGAAGATGTTGATGAACTACTTCTACACCATCGAAAAATTGAAGCTCGCAAGCATACCCTATTACACGATTGAACTGGTGTTCGACAAGCATGTGCCCGAAATCAAAGATGCGGTCTATGTCCATAGCAACAGCGTGCTCTTCCACAAGGAAACGCTGTGCTCCATTCTCGAGAAGCATGTGCCACGCAGATTCACCAAGTTGCTCTTCATGGATGCGGATGTGATCTTTGGTCATCCTGGATGGTATGATGAGGTCTCGAGGTTGTTGGGCACATATGAAGTCGTCCAGCCCTTTAGTTCTTGTGTCTGGCTGGACAGCACGTATAAAAAGATGGTTCAGACCCGACTGTCTGTTGCGTATATGAACCGCACGAACCCCTATAATCACAGCTACCATCCGGGATTCGCATGGGCATTCCAGCGCAAGTGGTTCAAAGAGATTGGATTCTATCAGCACGGAATCACCGGAAGTGGAGATACATTATCAACAGCTGCCTGGATGGATATCAAGTTTCCGAAAGGGTATGTTCACCAGGCGCTCCTGCCATCGTATGCGGACTACTGCCAGATGGCTCTGCCGAAACTTACCTGCTCAACTGGCACAATCTACCACCTCTGGCATGGATCAGCGCAGAACCGCAAGTATGTAGATCGCCACAAGATTCTTAATGGAGTCCGAGATGTGCGTTCGATTATGGAAGTTAACAAGGATGGCGTTTGGGAGTTAACAGACCGCGATGTCGAAGCAAAAATGCGTGAATATTTCGAGTCACGGGAAGACGACGGAATGTAAACTTATCTGCGCGTCTAATAAATGCCGATGCACTATAGTCAGATGGGTCTTAAGCAGCGCCGCGCTCATCTCAATCATGTCATCAATACAGAGGCTGCGAAGGTGATCCAGCGCGCCTGGCGTTCCCGCACGGCTCGGCGCAAGACGGGCGGTCGTGGTCGCAGGGGTCGTCGCCACACTCGTCGGGCTTAAAGATTTTCTACGTCCCATAACATATCGATTGATGCGAAAGCAGTTATCCGCACTGGCACTTCAAGTGGTTGAGCGACAAAGGCAGTTATCCGTTGCGGTGACTCGAATCCAGTATGGATTCATGCCCCGCGAAAATACCCTTGAAGCGTCCAAACACCTACGTGAGATCAACGCCATGCTACGTGAAATCGAAGCGTCTCTAGAACCCGCTTTCGACCAAGCAAAACAAAAGGTATAATGGGCGACCCGTTCGTTGGTGCTCTGGTCGCCGTTAGCGTTCTGACGTGTGCGTGCTGTTGCGTATGTTTTACAGGAGCGGTCAATTATACCGGCACAGTTGAAGTTGTGTACTCTCGAAACCCGGCTCCACGCATAGTTGTTCAGTCGGCAGGGTCCGATGAGCCCGAAGACCCGGTAGACTTCAACTCGAAGCCAAAGTCGTCGGCCACCAGCTTGGGCTCGTGACGACGCACAATCTCACGCATCACATCACCACCCCGCTCGCCCAGAATGTCCTTGAGATACAACTCCAGGTCCTTCTTGGACAAACTCCAGCCCTTCTTCCACTTGTTGGGGCGCTTGACATTGAACGTCATCTCTGACTCGCGCAGAAGAATCTGGTCAGGAAGCTCCGTGTGAGCATACAACGCCGCCAAATCCAGCTCAACATTGCGGCGGTTGTCACGAAGCTC